CATAAGATTTTCCCTTCTCCAAGGCATTTTGCATTTATTAGTTTTTCGTTTGTCATGTGATAGATATTAGAGATTGTTTGAGGAAAGGTCAAGAATCTTTTTTAATAAATTCACAATCACTCAACCAACAATCACAAATCAAACATTCTCCGTTGTGATCAGGATTACAAGGTAATTGAAAAATATTTCCAACTACTTCAAAGTATTTCATATAGTCCATCAAATCTTCAAAAGTTTCAAAAGCATTTCCAGTTCTAACTCCAAATGATGCTCTGTCTTCAAGCCATATAACTTCACCAAAAAAGTCTACTTTTCCAGTATAACCAAATCTTACTCTGTCACCTTCATAAATTGGTTTTTTATTCTTGTCGTAGAGTTCGGTGAATTGCTGAAAGACTATCTCATCAAATTTAGCAACATCATAATAATTTGCTTCTCTATAAGCATCATAACCAATACTATCTGATTCAAAATCAATGCTTCTCAAATCCACAAAACGTTTTTCCATTTTGTGCCAGACTCTATAATTTGGTATTTTATTCATTTATTTAAAAGTTCACTATTTTCGAAAACATTTCCGATTACTTTAATTTTCATTTTATAGACGTAATTGACAAGATCATGCAAATATGCATAAACGAACGTTCCTTCCTCGGAATTACCAGTAACTACAAAAGCATCGTGATAAAATATATTCGCAATGCATTTTTTGTCATTTCTTTCAAATTCTATAATATCACCCTCCCAAATTTCGTTTCGGTCTATGTCTTTTATACCAGTATATTGCTGAACAACATATTCGTCGCCACCAGAACCATTCTGAAGGTTTTGAAATTGTCCATTCAAAGTAAGAACATAATGTCCTTGATATCCTTTGTCTGGATAGGTGAATTGTTTTGCTAGTTTGTCCCAAGCTCGGAATTTAAGAATTCTGTTGTTCATTTAAAAATTTCTTTCTGTCTTCTCTTTCTTTAATAGCTTTTTCCACTACTTCTTTAAGTTGAGGATTTGTTTTCAAAAACTTTTCTTTATTAAACTCTGGATGATTCACTATAAGATCAATAGCACTTTGCACAAATTCTGGATTCATTGTTTGTATTTTTTTCTCTCTAGTCTAACTTCTTTTCTCTCCATGTCAAGCTTTTTGATTTGTTCTTCAATTTTTTTGTTTCTACGCTTTCCAAAATCAAAACTATAAGCTCCGAAAGGAATTGCTGTATTTTGTAACTTTGTAATCTCTCTATCCAACTTTTGCAATTTTTTAAAAATGGTCGAAGAAGCACGACTCGAACGTGCGCCACTCATGCGTCCATGGTTGTTCTTTCCTCCTAAACTATTCTTCGAAATTTTCATCTTAGTCTCAACTTACAAATTTCTTCTAAAGCCACATCATACAACATGTTTTTTGCTGCTAAAGCTGATAATACGTATTCCTTTTCCTTTTTAAGTTCATTCACACTTTCGCACAACGTATCCACAATATCTTTAATAGTTTGAAAACTACCAATAGAATCTTCTTTTATTTCAATTTCTGGTAATGTGGTTTCTGCTTTTTCTTTAATATAAACAAACGTCAAAGCTGCGTCCTTTAAAAGAGCATTAAAATTATTTTTTTCTTGTATTTTGTTATTCATAGTACATTTTTTCACTTAAAGTTTAAATTGCTTATCGTTTCCAAAATGTATTGAACAAAGAATATCTACGCAACCATGAATTTCTGTCATCATATTTGGGTGCGGGAAACTGGATATTGAAGATGACCTAAAGAAACTTTCTGGCCAATCTGAACCAGTAGAAATAGTACGAATTGGTTCCAATGTTTCAGAGTCTTTTATTGTAATTTCAACAAAGTATCTTTTTTCTTTCACGATATTTTTTTTAATAATATTAAAATTTTCTTCATCCCAAACATACTTTGTGTCTTCTGGATTTCTCATATTTTACAATGACAATATACAATAAATAAAACCAACAGTCAAGAACAAAGTGATAACCATATAAGAAACCAATGCTTTTTTAATTTCATGAATTTCTTTCTTAGACTCCTGATCGTTTTTTGTAATTTTTTCAAGTAAAACAAGCGAGTCTTCGTCAATCTTTCTGCATCTTGCTAGCATTGTTTCGAGTAGAGTATTATTACGAATTTCTGCTTCTGTTCTCAACTCAGCTATATCTTGTTTTCTTGCATTAGTTTCTTGTCGAAACTTATCAATTGCTCCAGGTACACTTTCTATAGAAATTCCAGCATAACCAATTATATTGGTGTCAGTTGAAATATAATTTGGATTATTGTTTATTTGGTCTGTAGTTTTGTTTAATTTGTCAATTAAGTCCATATAGTCAGTATAAAATTATTCAAACATTCTAAGAACTGATTGTTTAAAATCAGCTACCGCTTCCTCTGAAACTGTTTTAACTTCTTTTGTAATCAGTTCAGCTAACCATGATGGTACTTTTACTTCCTTAATGTTTCTATCATTGTATTCGTCTTTAGAATTGTCGTAATATGTAATTAAAGAATAACTATCATTGATAATTGCAGATACTGCTTTTTTTGGAAGTTCAATGAAATTTTTATTTTTCATATAACCAATATAAAATTATTAGTAGGAAATGTCAAGCCAATTTGTATCATCTGGCATTTTTTCTACATTTACTCCAGCTTCTTTGGATTTTTCTATAATGTTATGTAAAACTCCATAACCATATGTAGTAGAACCATAACGATTTTCGTTACAGGCATAAACAGAACCAGAATAACCTTCAAATAAATAGAAATTTTCTTCTTTTGTAACTTTTGTAATTCCGCTATTTAGTTTCCATGAATCTCCGTCCAAATATCCACCGTGCCAACAAGCAAATACTTTATAGGTTAAAGGAAATTTTTCTCCTTCGATTTTAACAACTAGCCATTTATCGGGACAATACTGAGTCATAATTAAAAATGGTCTGGAATGTTTCTAATAGCCTGATCAAGCTTCTTATATAAATTTGGAATTTTTGTTTCGTTTTGTTTTTCTTCGGTGTAAAGTTTACCATCAAACCAAATTTTACCAGTAGAGTCTTTTATTTCAATTTTATGAAATATAGTTTCATTTTGAAACATTCTGTAAATTTTTGTTGTTAGTTCGTCGTTCATAAAAGTGTTTTATAATCTTCAAAAATTTTAATTAAACCTATTGCGCTTTCTCCAACTAGATTTTTCAAAGTTAAAATACTATCTCTACTAACTGGATTTGAAATGACCTTTGTATCTATTTCACATTTATTTTCTTTCCCGCTCTGTTCTTCAGTAACAATAACTTGAATTTTGTAATTAGATGTTAAAACTGAAGGAAAGTCTTCAAGCATGGCTTTAACTTCGTTTTTTGTTTTTTCTATTTGTTCTTCATTCATAAAAATTAATTGTTCATTTTCTCATGTTTTCGATACACCTCTAAACAATATTGTTTTTTGTTATTATAATATTCGATTAAAATCATACAAAGTGCTTGTTGAATATTCAGTCCTTTACTGGTAAAAGGTAGCAGCAATCTTTCAATATCTAGAAGATCATTTTCACATTTTTCTAGTTGATCTAATCTATTTTTTGTAACGTTTATGTTTATTGTATCATTCATAATTTTGATTCCTTTTTTATTTCTCTCAAACCGTTATTATAAAGTTCCACCAATGCATTATCTCCAGTCATAGCACCAATGTCTTGAATTGTATTTGTATTTGTTTTTGCTTCGTGCAATTTAACTCCGACTTCATTAGAAATTGTCAGAGTTATATTATAGTTTTCAGGTATTGTTTCTATTTTCATTTTACTAATTGAATAAGTGGTGGTTTCTCTATTTCTTTTATAGTCGATTCTATAAGTTTTCTAAGAATATCTATTTTGGATTCTTGAATCATATCAAAAGGTAAGGTTAAGACTGGGCCTTTTTGTGTATCAGTGTCAATTATTTTGATTTGAATATCGTATTTTTTCATTTGTCTTGAATTGTATTTGTATTTGTTTTTGCTTCGTGCAATTTAACTCCGACTTCATTAGAAATTGTCAGAGTTATATTATAGTTTTCGTTTATTGTTTCTATTTTCATTGTTTATTAAAAAGGGTTCTCACTAAATCACAAAGATAGGCAATAGGAGCAGTTATCAAAATTAAAGTTCCCAACCAAATCCAAAAAGAGGAGAATATAAATTGTAGTACTTGTAGCATATTAATTTTCTATAATACATTCATCTTCTTTACATTTGTCTGGAGAAAGATATAAAGAAATTGTTTGATCTCCATTAACCCATTTCCCGAATAACACAGGAAATTCTAAACTGTTTTCATTATTTTCGACTTTAAATTTTGATGACATTTGAATGTACTTGTAAATTTTTAGACCGCAATACATAGTATNAAAATTTCCACCATANTTTTCATCAAAACTGTTTGTGATATACAAAAAATCATCAAGTTTCTTAATAATTTCACTAGGAGTTAGTGTAGATATATTTTCTATTATATTTTCTAGTTCGTATGTTATTTTCATAATTTTAATTTTCTATAATATCAAACCAAGTTAATTCTACTTCTTCGTTTGTTTCTTCCAGAATAACACCAGTTGAAGAAGATGCAACAGAGATTTGTTTAACTGTATAAACTTGTCCAGAGACTAGCTTCTTTGCATTCTCAATTCTATTAGTAAACCAATGCATGGTAGATTCTCTAAACCTAATCTTGTCTCCAACTTTGGTGTTTTGGTATGTTGCGTATTTTTTAGGTATCATTCTAATATATGTCCTCTAAAAAAATAACGCAATTTTGGATTTTTTCCAATTCTATCTATTGGCGAAAAATTATCTTTAAATGTAATAAGAAGATCTCTTGTTTCTATTGGACCAATAGGCTCAGAAACAACTCGACAGAGAATACAATAAACTATGTATTTTTTCCCATTTAAATGGTCTTTCAAATCTTTCAAAGAATTGTATTCAGATGTAGAGCAAACTTCCACTTTCCCGTTATAACTAAATACTGGGCCTAACCCAAATACTTCAGCGTTCTTGATGATTTCATAATCAAAAATATATTCACCCACATAATCAACTTGGGGTTCTTTTATAAATTCTAACCATTCTTCAACATTCTTTGTAACCATCGTATCTTCTAGTTCTTCTTTTGGAAGAAAGGTAGATTCAATTTCTTCTAGTTCTTTTGTTACTATACCTGTTAGTGTTTCTATTTCTGTATTCATTTAGTTTATTTCTTTTCTTAATTGTGCTATCTCTTCTTTGAGCTTTTTATTCTCAAGAATAAGATCTGTAATGACATCGTGTTGAGCTATAACAACAGGATTTTTAGTATGCTTTTTAAGCACACCTCTTTTCACATAGAAATCCAAAGTTTCTTCTGAATATTCATTAATCAAATGCCCTTTGTCTTTAAACTTTTTCATCTCTTGCGAATAGAATGTTTTGTTTTCTTCATCATAAACAAAAAGTTCTCCGTCATCAATTCTTTCGTAAAATGTATTCATGTTAATTCGGGATGTTCAAATTTGTTCAAAAGTTCTTGGATTTTTATAAAATTTTGTTATTCTTTTTAGAATTACAACTTCTACACATCGGTTGTATATTTTCAATAAAATCACTACCGCCCTTAGATAAAGGAATAATGTGATCTTTTGTCAAAGATACCATATTTCCACAAGAAACGCAACAATTGTTATAAGAATTTTTTAAATCTTCCCATTCTTGTAGTGTGTGACTTCCGATAGCACCTTTCTCTCTAGCGTATCTTCTAGCCTTTAAATGCGCTATTACATCTGGATACTTATCACAATATCTTTTGTGATAAACTTGTCTACTTTCTCCTTCTTTTCTAATTCCTTTATATGCTGGATAATCATGGGGTTTATACCACTTTTTTTTATATAGAACAAAACAATTCATGCTACAAAAATGTCTTTTTTTTCTTTTATATGATGAAGGTTTATCATGACAAACTTTTGAACAAAAGTCACATTCAAATTTTATTTTTTTACTTAATGCTTTTGATATTTTGTCTCTAGTTTCTTTGGATGGCACATGTCCTTTTTGAAATCCTTTTTTTCCTTTCATTTTAATATCTCCTCGTTTTAAATATTTATACTTAAAACACGAAGATATTGAAATTATTTTTATAACATATTACTATTTTCGAATTTATTCCCAATTACCTTGACTTCACAATAGTCGTTCAAATGTGGCAACCAAAAAAAGCTAAGAGTTCCTTCGTGTTTAATAAATTTTGCCAAATATGCTCCTTCAACAAATTGAATCTCTGCTCTATGCAAGCCTTCTCTGTCTTTTCTTTTTAATTCAATTATGTCGCCTTCCCATATTTCATTTCCAAAATCATCCTTTAATCCTGTATATTGAGAAGGAACTAAAATCCTCCATTCTCTTTCATCAAACAATTCATCAACAAGTCCGTTATATTTGTATTGTTGCACAAATGCTTTTCCCTGCGGACTCCAGAAACGGAACTTTATGCTTCTCATCTTGCTTCTATAAGAACTCGGATTTGTTCTGGTGTCCAGTTCTTTTCAATAGCTTCCTTAATAAGTTCTGCTCTCTTGTTTTTGTTTTCGATTTCTGTTTTAATCAAAAAAGTAAAAAAAGCAAACGAGCAAACTATCATAAATATACAAGCCGCAATAAATGGATCAATTTTTTGTAACATAATTATTTTTGAATTAAAGTGTCATAATTTTTATTAATATTTTGTAGATAATCGAAAAAATCATCAACTCCATCGTTTTCGTTATCTACATTGTAGATGTAATCAAAAAGAAAGTCTTTACCTTCTTCTGTTAAGTTCAATCCTTTAGACAATCTTTCAAAGTAATCATCTTGTACATCTTTAAGTTTATTAAAGAACATTTTTACTTCGTAAATTGCGTCTTCTGGATGTTTTCCTTCTGGTGTGTATGGTTGTGTATAATCACTCATGATCTTCAATTGTATATGTTGTTTTTATTTTTACAATCTCAAATTCCAAAAAATTTTCTTTACCGTAATTTGGAGTGTTATTAAATACGCTTCTTTCTAATAAGCTTTCTAAATAATATCTATTTGATACAATTAAACAATCTTTAAAATATACTAATTTTATAATCGTTACAGTTAATTCTAAATCGTCGTTTTTTAAACTAACCCATTTTTGAGTAGGTTTGTGGTGAATTGCGTACTTGTATTCTTCAAATGTTTCATTCATAATTTTTTAATTCTATATTTCCTCTATCATCTATCAAAGCGTAGGTGATCGGTAAATCACATTGGGAACCTAAATTAACACATTCTATCCCACCAACATAATATTGTTTAGGGACGTGTGTATGACCAAAACAAACAGCATCATATTTGTTATTATAGCAATATTGAGCAATTCTAACTGTCAAATCATGTGCCGCCCCATGCCATGTTTTGATCTTTGTTTTAAGTTTTCTTGTGAGTTTTTGTTTTTTATCTAGCTTTTGTAAGATATAATACACCCCTGAAGCTAGTTCAGTTAAGAAAGGTTTTGCTGTAATAAAGAAATCAAATTTGTCTCCATGAGTAAACAAAATTCTTTTCTTATTAATTTCTTGTGCATATTCATCTACAAATTCAAATCCAAGAAGTGCTGAAATGGTTTCCAAATCTTTATCGTGGTTTCCTTTAATGAAGATACACTTTTTATCTTTCGATATCTTTCTTAATGTAGAGAGAACCTTCCATTGTTTCTTACAAAGCCTATGAATATTGTAGCTGTCCAATAAGTCTCCACATATTACCAGAGTATCATAAGTCTCATTTTCTAATAAATGTAGAGTTAAACTTGCTTGGCATATTGGACTTCCTAAGTGAATATCGGATAGTGCTAAAATCATATTATTGTTTTCCGTATTTGCTCCAAAGAATTAACATGATGACAGACGATAACAAACCACCCAATGCACAAACAAAAACCCAAATGTTATTGCTTCCAAATGTTGCATATACTATAGAAAATATGTGACCTGAAACTACTAACCCCAAAGAACCAGCCGATATGTCTTTAGCTGATTTGGTTTTATACGTTTTAATTATTTGTGGTACTGTACAAATCAAATAACAAAAGGTCATTAACAATCCAGATACTTGGTATATTAGTTCTTTAATCATATATTCCAAGTTTTAGTAGAAATATTATCTCCGCAACTTTCACAACGATGATCATCATATTCCCAATCATCAGGTTGGAACAATTTCACCACATCAGGGAAGAGTATTGTATTATCGTTAATACCTTCTTTTACCTTAACAAAAAGGTAATNTAGAATTTTATCAATTTCTTCATTTGATAATTCCGATACTGATTTATCATTTACCGAAAAATCAAATGCGGTACATCCTGTTGTTTCTATAAATTTGTATTTAGTTTCGTTTTCCATGAGTTTCTTGCATTTCCTTCTCTGTAATTTGTTCTAGTTCTTGCATGTCTAATTTACTTTGTTCTTGTATATAATAACTAAAAGCAAAAGCAGATAATACCAACGTAAGAATAACCAAAAAGAATAGAATTTTTTCAAGAATTTCATTCAAAATCTTCATATTCTTTTGCTCCTTCAGCAGCTTCTTTATATAGAGAAGGGCCGATTACAACCAAGGGATCTACTTTAGCTAATTCATATACATGAAGAACTGTACCGTAAAGTTTTCTAGCTAGTTTTTTTAGTTCATCATTTTTAACAAGAGTTTCTGCAAGTTTCATACGAAGCTCTACTGCGTTATTATGTTCTTCTGTGCCATCTTCTTCAATTGCTATAAGTTGTTCTTCCAGCTTTTGATTAAGTATTCCAACAGGTTCGCATGTATAGCAACATCCTTGAAATCCGTTTATGAAGTTTTCTTTTTGTTTTTCTAAAAGAAATCTACCGTATCTTTTAATGGCTTCGTTTGTATAATAATCTAATTTTTCTAAACATCCATCAGCAGACAATCCACTTTCATAAAATGCAAACTCTTCAAGTTGTTCCAAGTTCTTCGTGGTCGTCATTTTTTTCTCCTTTTGCGTCTTTTTCTTTCCAGTAAGCTTCGGTTGATTCGTTACAAGCTACATATCCTAGCTTTCTTGCTTCTTCGTAACAGAGAGTTTTATACCAACCACCTCGTTTGCAAGATTCACCATATTTTCCTGACACTTCACATGTTCTAGCGGACTCTGCTTCTGCTTGATTAATAATGTCATCTATAATATCCCATTCTATTTTTGTTCCTCCCTCTCCACTATAATAAAAACGGAGCGTTGCGTATTTTGATTTTATTTGATTGGCAACAACTTGTACCTCTTCACCATTCTTAGAACAAATATCACAGAAGTATTGAAGTTTCTCCATACATTTGTCTAGAAGATCATTCCAACCCTCACCATCTGTTTCAATTCCAAACGCCATGCATGTTTGCATAGGATCTCCTCTGTAATCTCTTAGAATTTTCGGATACTTTTTAACAAATTCAAGTTCTGTTTCATGTTTCATATAGCCCAATATTAATATATTTTATACAAATGTCAATATTATTTTTCCCAACACCAATTCTCATTATCCCAATGTCGAGAATCATAAATTATAAATCCTGTGTCAAACCCCAAAAAAGTTAAATTCATACTCAATCCACCATGATCTCTTGTAATTGGAGAAAAATCTAATTGAAATTGAAAAATGTTATCTCCCGAATAAAATATTTCAAATTCTATATTTTTATATTTGGAAAGTTGTTTATAAAATGAAAAATATTTCTTAAACTCTTTTCTTGGTTTGCAAAAGTTTCTTAATGTAAAATTGAAATACATATTATTTTAAAAATTCTGCATGTGAAACATAACGATCTTCCTGTCTTGCATTAACTGCTTTTTGTGCAATATCCACCGGATCATCCTTAAATGCTCTTACTCTATAACTTCCCCAATAATCATATGTCCATAATTGATTTTTTCCGGTTGGATACATATATGCTACAATAGCATGACCATTTAATTTGTTCTTCTTTGTATCTAGCCAATGGTAAACGACTACCTCTGACCAAACATTATATTTTTGTAATCCTTCTCTAAATGCGATTGCGGTTGGAAGACAAGCATTTTTTTGTAATTCCATCCATGATTCTGAGTTTTTAGGGGTATTCGTGCAGGATGTAAAAATAATACAGCCCATTAATGATAATAATATTTTTTTCATATTTATAAATTTTCTCAGGTTTCATCTTGGCAATAGAATTGCTTTTATTGCGTCTGGATCTTCTTTCGGACATGTTTCATATTCACCATAATACCATTCGGCTTCCTGTTTTTTTACATAAAGTTGATGTGTTTTTCTTGGAGTTGTATAATCTCCTTCATAACCATCAACTATAACCAATGTTTCTGGATCTTCTTTTTGTAGTATTTTTAATATTTCTTTAACTTTCATAATGTTTTTTAATCATTTTAAACCATTGTATTTTAGTTATTTCTTTATTATCTAATATAGAAAACGCATAAGCTGAATTATCACCACAATTTCTTTTTATCATTTCGGCTTGTTCTTTTCTGGTTTCTACCTTTCTTATATCATGAATTATTTCGAGTAAATGGTCAATATATTTTTTTGCCTTTTCTCCTGAATTGCAAATTTTTTCAATCTCATCTTTTAATTGAACTGCTATTTCAAAATCAAATTCGGTTTCAATTACTTTACTAAAATTTTCAGCCGATGGCATTTCTTTTTCTATATAAAAATCAATTAAATTATCGGTAGAATTTAATTCGGATTTCACAGTATGAATGAATCTATACCAATCCGATTTCATTTTTATTCTATTTTGATTGTTATTGTAAGAAATTACAACTCCTTCTTTACCTTTCCAATGTTTTATATTTTCTGCAATTTTAGAAATATCATTAGTATCTAGAAAATTGTAAAATTGTGGCATTGGAATCGGTCCAATCTTTCTCCAGATGTCGGTTAAATCAGCAGAGGAAACTACTACCATTCCATTTTTGTTTATTGCTCCAATAAGATAAAACTCTAACTGTTGTGGTCTTATTACGATAACATTACTTGGAGTTACTATTTCAAACAATAAAGTGATGTGTTGATTTTCTTTTAAGAACTCAACAACTTTAGGGTATCGTTCCGGAAGTAATTCAAAATCTTTTGCATTTTCTTGAGTTTTATAAGAAACGGTTCCTCTGGTTCTCATAGAAAATTGACCATTTACATAATCAGCAATTAAAAGGGAACCATCCTTTTTTTCTTCATATTTCAAATCATTAAAGTTTTTAGGATCCGGATAACAATCAGGTTTTTCTTCATAGTTAAAGAACTTTGGAAAACCAGAAGACAATACGTTTCCTTCTCTATCAACAATTAAAGATCTATAAAAAAGATTGTTTTTATTCCATTTTGCATCTCTCTCCGGAGTTATCAACCAACAATATAATCCACAGAATTCATCTGGAGTGATATTAAAATATCCCTCTTCTATAGGAAGACTAACTTTCATTATCTAATGATACACTATTTTTTTGGAAACATCAACCAAAAATAAAAGAAAGATACTAAAAAGAATGTTATTCCAGCTAAAATTGTTTTTGTACTAGATTTCACTATTTTTACATTTCCTCCATTTAGTTCTATGCTTTATAATCCAATCAATTAGGGCAGCACTATAACCAATATCATAGCCTTTCTTTTCGCTTTCCAGCCATTTATGTTTTAAAATTTCTTCTCTTTCTTCTAAAAATTCTCTGTAAACGGAAGAATTATAAAAAAAACATTCCGTTGCCGATAATGCATCTGTCATAATACTACTTATTCTTTTTAGATTAAACATATGTATTCCCCCAAATTTCATTAATATCTAACAATTTATGTTTGCATCCATTAATCTCTTCTGTCCAAGAGCTATGGAAATGACCATAAAGATGAAGGTATGGTTTGCATAGTTTAAAAATTTCATCCATTACTGCTCTTTCATTACTAAGATCTCCGATAAGGTAAGCATCCTCCAATGCCCAACGATATACCATTTCATTAAACTGTTGTGGAAAACACCAAGATGGAGCAGTATGGGTTACAAGAATATCAACTTCTTTACATTTATCCCTATCTAATTTAACAGCTTCATCTGTCCAATAAGAAACACCTTCCTTTCTTGCGGTTCTGTCAATAGAGACAGCCCCGCCAATAAATTGAATAGATTTGCCATCATATTCTGCAACAGTATAA